ACGAAAAAAAATACTTGAATTATATTCTGAAAAGTCAATAGTTATAATGACAGAATTTAAAATGGCTATATCAGAAAAAATGATGTTTGAAATATTAATACGTGAAACCGATGCTGTGCGCAAATAAAGAATGTAACCAGGGAAATTTTGGAAAGCGAAAGAGATTTGAACCTGTGCGGGGAGAAAAGGTATGCTGCATTGAATGTTCATTGGCTGTTATTCGCTCGAAAACTTACGTCAGAAAGCACGAAAAAGAAATTAGGCTTAGTAATGCTATAAAAAAGAAAAATATACTTGAGAAGCTAGAAACGCATTCAGATTGGTTGAAGAAATTGCAAAAGGTATTTAATACTTACATCCGTAAAAGGGATAAAAACAAAAGGTGTATTAGCTGTCAAACACCATTAAATGGTAGAAAATTCGATGCAGGACATTGTTATTCAGTTGGTGCATATCCTAACCTAAGATTCAATGAAAACAACGTTCATGGGCAATGTGTACACTGCAACCAACATAAGCATGGCAATATTCACGAATACATGAGCAATCTACCTATTGTTATTGGGGATGAAGCATTTGAAAGGCTACAAGAAAAAAGGAATGAACCTTTAAAATTATCAATACCAGAAATCAAAGAGTTAATCGAGATTTATAAGCAAAAAGTAAAAGCTTATTTATAATGATTATAAATTAGGATTATTTTTGATACATGTATTTCATATATCAAAATACGGTGTATATTTGCCTTCGAAATAATAACTAACAAATTAAAATCATGACAATTTCACTTACAGAACAAGACATCGAAATCATTGAAACAAATCATAGAACTAAAGCAAGCAATATAACAATAGTTAGCAAAGAATTAGATGTGAACGGAAAAATGTATTTGTGCGAAATATCACCAAGCACGCCAACAACTATGTTTGAATTGGGTAAGATAGTTGGTAGGTCAAAAGAATATGAATTAAAAAAACATTTAGCTTAATTAATAATAAAAACGATATGAATACAATAATTGAATTATTGAATGCAGCTGGTTACAAAAATAGTAATACTAACAAAGAAAGAGCAGTAAGGAACATGAATTTATTACTTAATAGCGGAATTATGAAGTTAACATTAGTTGATGCTGAAGCTTATAATGCTAAAGAAAATGGTAGAGGTTTTTGGATGATGTGTAGTGATGGCAAAAAAAGACCTACTGCATACAAAGTAACTTTATATGGTAAAACATACTATGGTCATTTAATGCAAAAAAGCCTTACAACAAAATTTAAGCACATCCAGCATATGGATTTAACTTGGGAGTATGCAACCAATACAGAGTACTACGATAATACATCTATTTCAATAAGTGATATTCAAACTCGTGTTGCTCAATTATTAACTATTATTCGTGAGGATAAAGATTTTTTTGCACCTAAATTGTTTGCTGCAAAAGGCGATTGCTCTTGCGGTAAATGTAATGGAGTTGGTATAATACCTGCATTTAGCTATTATGCAAATGGGATATGTTTTGATTGCGGCGGTTCTGGTATAAATAGAAATTATTTAAAATCAATTGTTGATAACGCTATAAAAATTTCATAAATGAAAAATAAAAAAGAAATGAGAGGTGGAAAAAGACAAGGGGCAGGCAGAAAGGCAAGCCCCGATAAAATGGTAATGACATCTTTAAGACTACCGATTGAGGTAAAAAAAGGACTAACCACCAAAGAGAAGCGAGTTGTGCTTACTGAAGCTCACGATGAAAAGATGCGCGACTTATACGAGTGGTGCGAAAAAATGCTTAACAAATTAAATTCAAAATAAGATGAAAACTAAGACAATCAGTTACGTTAGCGGTAAGCTAGACCGCTCAATGACACCAACACAATCTACAACACAAATCGTGCGTGAAAAGCTAAAAAAAGCTATGATACATTTGGGTAAGGTAGTACTTTCAATGATGGAGAATGGCCAAAAGCAACTAATACGCATCGAGGGTGAGCGAATGAAGCACATCATCGAGGTGAGCCGAAGAAAGCGCACTAAGGTTATGTACAAACAGTGGGGCAACCCAGAACAAGACATCAATACGCAACAATTGATTAATGATATTAGATTTGGAAGGCTATGAATTTTGACGAAACTCACAAAATAAGTATTGATGGTATTCCTTATACAGTGCATATCACAAAGCAATCAACTAAAGAATGGAAGTTAACAGTATTTGAGGCAAGAAATATTCCAGATGTTTATAACCATACTCCTGAAAAGTGTATTAATTCGTTAAAGATGCAACTAGAGTCAAGAGGTAGAAGGTTTGAAATAATTAAAGTTTAATAATTCCTTATTTATAATGGTTATAAATTAGTATTTTTTTTGAATAAAGTATTTCATATATCAAAAATATATGTACATTCGCACTATCAAATTTAAAAACAAATACAAAATGACAACTTTAATTCAAATTTTAAAATCAGAAACTCAATCTTTAAAAGAACAATATCTTTTAAAAACTAAAGAATGGTCAATTAATTACTACAATTCTATTGAAGTTAAGAAGACATGGAAAGAAGTTGATTGGTGTAAGTATTTCAATTTAGAGCCAAGAGTTGCTAATGCTCATGGTCCAGCTAGTCAGCAATTTCTAACTTTCCCAAGTGGTTTTTATAACACTTCAAATTCGAAAGAATATAGAAAATTAAGAAATGAAATTCATAGCCTATTAACTATGGGTTTAGAAAAGTACATTGCTAAAGAATTGAAATACGCAGAAATGCACTATGAAACTAGCATTGAAAAGTTAGCATTTAGAATTGAAAAAAAAGGTCTTAACCAAGAAAAACTAAATGTTGTTACATCGCACATTGGTATTAATATCAATACTACTTTAACAGATGGCGATAAAATAGTAAGAGCATTCACAATAATCGCAGAGGGTGAAATACAAAGGCCACATTATCGCTATCTTATAAAATAGCGATAAAAATCTCACCCTATTAGTACAGGGTTGACAGGCTGGAAAGACAGCCATTTTTTAAAAATAAAATACTTCAAAAATGAATATACTTCAAAAAGCAAATGAAATAGTCAATGAACGTACAGAAGAAAAAGAAAGAATGTACGGACCATTTGAAGAAGGAATGGAAAAAGCAGCAATAATAGCTTCTGCCATGTCTAGTAAGTTATTTTCTGCAGAAGACATATATGTATGTCTTATAGCATTAAAATTGTCCAGAGCGTCTTATAATTACAAAGAAGACAACTATTTGGATTGTGTTGCATATTTAGGTGCACTTAATAATCATATAATCAATAAAAATAATAAAAAATGAAAACAGGAATAGTTGGAATACTAAACAACCCAGCAACATCAATGAACTCACATTCTGCTGGCATGAATAAGATAGTAGCTTCATTGTTTAATGCAAATTTATTAAGTCATGTAGATAATTGGGAAGAATATGACCAATTGATAATTTATCATGGCCCTAATTTTAAAGAAGGTAGTTACAATGTCATTGGTGGAATAACAATTGAAGTTTTAATAAGAGCAAAAAAACTATCTCAATTCAAAGGCATCATTAAAACTTTAGATGGTTTCCAGTTAAATGATTTTTCTATTAAAAGGAAAATTAACTTATACAATGATTTTACTATAATAGAAAAAATTGAATTGCCATTTATGGAAAACATGGTAATTGGTGATTCACATTCTTTGTCAGTTTGGCCAAATGAAAATTATGGTATTTCAAGAAATGATGGAAAGACTTTATTTGGCTTTCTTAAGTTAGAAAAGGATTTAAGTTTGCATAGTCATGTTATACTTTACTTTGGAAATATTGACATACGTTTCCATTTGTGTAGACAGTTAGACCCAATTAATGCTACCAAAGAATTATTTACTAGGTATGTAGAATATGCTAAAAAGTACAATTGCACTTTAGTTGAATTATTACCAATTGAAGATGAAAGTAGAAAACTTCCTGCAAGTGGACTTTATAAAGGCAAACCATTTTATGGAAGTATTGACCAAAGGAAACAAATAAGAGAAATAGCTAATGAAATAATTAGAAACTCTGGATTGGATTATTTAAGTTGGCCGGATGAATTTTTAGATGAAAAAGGCAATTTAAAATTTGATGTAATGGAACCAAAACAATCAGTTCATTTAAGACCATCATATTATTTAAAAAACTTTAAAAAGCAACTAAATTTATTTTAAAATGGAAAATTACAATACGAAAGCTCTTGAATGCTTAGATTACTACATTGAAATTTGCAGGAAAACAGAAAAAGTATTTATAGATACAAAGAAAAGAGTGTTTAATACTGGAGACAAATACATCGATAATGTTTTCTTATTTCACAACATAGATAGAAGGTATGAAGGTTTTATATTTTTATTAGAAGATTACTTTATGCAAGAAAAATCACTAACGTGGGATATTTACAAATTTAAGGCTAATGCAAATTGGAACCATTATGATTATCTTTTTTTAATTTATGCGCATAGGATATTTGGTTCAGGTACATCAAATCAATTTAACCATGGTTACAATAACACAATATTAGATAAATTTCAATACTATGAATCGTATGAAGAATTTATGGACTTTATGTTAAGTAGCAATACAAATTTTGTTAGTTGTTGTGTTAATCAACCGCCAAGATATCCATTAAAGAATTTAGTAAAAACACATTTTAGAACATGGGCTGATTATGTAATTAAAAACGTAAAAGGAACTATGTCTATAAAAGACATTGTAAATGTTATGAATAGTTATAACAAAGAAAACAATTTGCACGCTTTTAATTTCCATTACTTACTCATGGCTGGTGACATAGCAAACTATGTGAATTTAGACACTAAAATAAAAGGTCTATTAACAATAAATGAATGGAGCGAGTGTAATTTAGGACCAACATCTATGGCATCTATGAAGATTTTAAAGAAAAGTTATAAATACTCAGACTTTGAAAAACTATGTGAAAGGTATAATATGAAACCAATAGATTTTGAGGACCTTTTATGTGTTTGGTTAAAATACATAAAAAATCCAATATGGAATTATTACATACAACCTAGCCATAGTTTTTCAGATTTTGAAAATGGATGGGATATTGTAGAAAAACACAAAAGTTATTATCAATTCAAGAATAATTTTGGTAAACAATTACAACTAAAATTAGTAAATAGCTAATTCTTTATTTGTAATGATTACAAATTACAATTATTTTTGATTAAAGTATTTCATATATCAAAAGTTGGTGTACATTAGCACTCAACAAACAAACAGATATGACAACTTTAGTTCAAATTTTAAAATCAGAAACACAATCATTGAAAGAAGAAATGAGTATTATTTCAAACGAAAATCGTTATGAAATAATTGACCAACAACAAACCAACAAATCGTTAGATAATATATTAGATGCTATTCAATTATTAAATAACAATGGTTTAAAACTTACAACAGAAGATGAGACTGGTCACTATTCAGGTGGATATAATTATATTAATTCTATGTATGTTAATAGCCCACTATCGTTTGATGTATTGATAAAAAAAGCTAATGATGTTTTATTTAAAAATAATATGGAACATTTAAGAATAGTTAAAGTAAATCCTTTTTTATAATAATTAACACAATTTTTAAAACAAATATCATAATGAAAGGCGTAAAAAGAAAAAATTTAACAAATAACAATAAATAATAATTAGGCAAAATGAAATTAAAAAACGAATTCCAACAGATTAGAGAGTGGGCAAATGAAAGAGGTATTTATGAAAAAGGTGACGTAAAAACCCAATTCATAAAGTTAACAGAAGAGGTGGGTGAATTATCTAGGGCCATTTTAAAAGAAGATGAAGATGAAATGATAGATGCTATAGGTGATATTGTAATTGTATTGACTAATCTCACGCATTTAGCAAAATTATACAAAGATAATGCAACTAAAACAGCATGGGAGAATGTAACAATTGAAGACTGTATCAATTCTGCGTATTCTGTCATAGCAAAAAGAACAGGTAAAATGGAAAATGGAACTTTTGTAAAAAACTCATAATATGAAAGCTATACTAACAAAAATAGATAATCCAAGAATGTCAAAACATGGAGGAGAATTCACAAGAGTGTATTTTAAATCTATTCCTGAAAATAAGACTTATAGACTTGATGTCTATACGAATCACACGCTGTCTAATAGATTTCTTCCATTTATAAAAACTCAAGCAATATTTGATGGTTTAGAAATTTATAAAAACAATATTATAAATGGTTGTTGCAACTTTAGATATTTAGGCATAAAAAATGGTATTTAGTAATGCACAAGAAGCGTTTGAATTTTATTATAATGAAATATCAAACCATGGATTAATATTAGACAACACTAAGTTTATTCAAAATATTGGTTTTTATATCAATAATCCACTTGACAATAAGATAAATACAGAATTCAGAAACTGGAAAAACTCTTATGCTGAATTAGAATGGGATTGGTATTTATCTGAAAATAGAAATGTGTCAGAAATAAAAAAACATGCCAAAATATGGGACAAAATGCATAATGGCAACAACATAGTGAATTCAAATTATGGTTATCAATGGAACAGAAATGGACAACTAGATTTCGTTATTAAAGAATTAACAACTAATCCTAATTCAAGAAGAGCTGCTATAACAATATATGATGGAAAAGAACACATAGAACATAGTTTCGATACACCATGCACATTAAGTATTGTTTTTAATATAACCAATAACAAATTAAACATGACAGTCTTAATGCGCTCTAATGACTTGTGGTATGGATTCTGTAATGACCAATACTGTTTTAGTAAATTACAAGAGATGGTTACCACTAAACTCAATTTAGAAATAGGTTGGTATTATCATTTCGCTAATAATTTACATCTATATGATAACAAGTTAAACAAAAACCAATAATTGTTTACATTTGCATGATAACAAATTGAAACAAAATGTTAACATCAAAACAAATTGAGTTCTGTAAGCAATACATAAATGGCTTAGATGCATCAAATGCTTACTCTATTGCATTCAATAAAGAAAACAATGGTTCAATACGTTCAGCGTCTTCAAGGCTGCTTAAACGCAAAGAAATACAATCTTACATTTCTGAGTTACAAGAGCAAAACAAGAAAATTGTTGAAATGGCTAATGAAAAAGCAAAAGACACAATTATTGCAGGAAGCATAGCTAATTCAAGTGAAAGAATGATGACTTTAACAAAGATATTAAGAGGCGAATTGGTAATAAATACAGAACAAATGACAAAAGATGGACCTGCCACTATAACATTATCACCTGAATACAATGACCGTATTAAAGCCATTGCCGAACTAAACAAGATGGATGGCAGCTATGCACCGACCCAAACAAAAATAGAGTTATCAAAAGAGCAACCTTTATTCCCAGATGTTCAGACGAACAACCTCAATCAATAAGCTTCTTAAACTAACCAATCGTAAGAAGGTAGTACAAGGTGGGACAAGTGCTGGTAAGACATACGCTATTTTGCCAATCCTTATTGACAAAGCAGCTAAGACACCACGTTTAGTGATAACGGTTGTTGCCGAGTCAATTCCTGCGGTTCGGAATGGGGCTGTGAGGATATTCCAAGATGTAATGCATGACACTAACAGGTGGATTGAAGACCATTGGAGGGCCAACCCCATGGAATATAAGTTCAGCAACGGCTCAATTATTCAGTTCACTTCATTCGATACGCAAGGCAAAGCCAAAGCAAGCGGCAAACGTGACATCCTATTTATCAATGAAGCAAATCATATTTCATTCGAGATTGCTGATGCTTTAATGGTAAGGTCTAATGAAATATGGATTGACTTCAACCCCGACAATGAGTTCTGGGCACACACAGAGGTAGTAACAGAAACTAACTCTGATTTCATAATACTTACCTACCACGATAATGAAGCCATACCACCCGAAATAAAGAAGGAGTTAGAGCTAAAGCAAGAGAAAGCAAAGACATCCGACTATTGGGCCAATTGGTGTAAGGTGTATATTGATGGCCAAATAGGTACTTTGCAAGGTGCTATCTTTCAAAATTGGAGGGTCGGTGAATTTGACAGTTCATTGCCTCATGTTTATGGCTTGGATTTTGGGTTTAGTAATGACCCAGATTCTCTTATAAAGGTAGCCGTCGACAAAAAAAGAAATCTAATCTATGCTCAAGAAATATTCTATAAGACAGGAAATTCAACTGAACAACTAATCCAACTACTAAGAACAAACGTGCTACCTAGCAACTCACTAATAGTAGCAGACAGCGCCGACCCTAGAACTATCAATGACTTACGAATAAAGAACTTGAACGCAATGCCAGCGACCAAAGGACCAGACAGCGTAAGGAATGGAATAAAGCGAATACAAGATTATGAAATAGTGGTTACTTCTGACTCATTAAACTTAATCAAGGAACTACGCAACTATGTTTGGCATGATAAGCGGTCAGAGATGCCAATCGACGCCTTTAATCATCAGATAGACCCTTTACGATATGCATTTGATAAATTAGTTCCGCAATCTTCACTTTATATTTCTGGAATGTGATTACATTTGCAATTAAAAATATATTAGTTTTGCAGACATGAATTTATATCAACGTATAAAATCGGCAGTCACTACCAAAGGAATGACAATGCCATTGACCGAACGCGATAGAAGGGTAATTTGGCAATTCTTAGGCGGATGGATGCCGTTGAACTTTCAGAATAACTTTATCAATCAAGTAAATGCTGGTTACTCACAGAATGTTGATGTTTATGCAATCGTAAAAAAAATAACCGATGTTTCTAAGTCTATACCTTGGATAATTGAAAAGAAACTAAACAACGGCACTTGGAAACAATTAGAAGATACAACCGTTCATGAGTTGATGTATTCACCTAACAATGCAAAAGGATATACATGGAACGATATAGAAGAACAAACATTGCTTTACTTACTTATAACTGGGAATACTTATCTAGTAGGTAACACGCAGTTTAATTCGTCATTGATAGAGGAACTCGATGTGTTACCTACGCAATCCGTTAACATCCTCAATCGCAATTCTGACTTCTTTTTACCACTATTAGAATACCAATTCAGCTATGGTTCAAGTGCTAGGATATACAGCAAGAATGACTTATGCCATATCAAGTTCTTTAATCCTAACTTAGAAAGATATTACTATGGACTTTCACCTATTCAAGTGGCAGCTAATGTTGTTCATGTAGGCAATGAGAGATGGGAGGCAGATGCCTCAATCCTATCAAATAGGGGCGTTAGTGGTATTATTGGCGATAAGTCACAGCTACCAATGACATCAGATGAAGCGCAAGTTGTTGATGACTCGCTAAAGGGTAGAATAGGAGGCTCACATAAATATGGTGGTATAATTGTAAGCAATAAAGACTTAACCTATACCAACATTGCAATGAGTAGCGCGGACTTAGAGTTACTTAAAAAAGGAGTTGTAACAACTAGGACATTATGCAATGTTATGGGTTTAGATAGCTCACTATTTAATGACCCAGACAATAAGACTTATAACAATAGGTTAGAAGCAGAGAAAGCAATGTATACTAATTGCATCATTCCTTTATCTGATAAAATGAGTGAAGCTTACACATCATTTATTTGCAAAAATCATTTTCCAAATCAGAATGTAAGAATGCGTCAAGACTTTAGTAAGGTGGAATGCCTGCAAGAAAACCTAAAAGAAAAGGCTCAAATACTTCAAGACTTCAAGACTAAAGGCATTTATACGGCAAATGAGGTGCGTCAAAAGATGGGAGAATCGAAAAGCGACGACCCAAATGCAGATATTTTAATCATAAACACCACGGCCGTTGAAAATATTTCTACAACGAATTAAAAAAAGATTAATTTTGTAGCGATGAAAACGAAATCGAAAGGCGAATTAGATGCTATTATCAAGCAAACGGAAGTTAAAAAAGGTAAAATAGTGAAGAAATGAGTATAAAGTCGGTATATTTTCCAAATAAAGAGTTCAGCACAAAGAGTGAGTTGATTGAGGCTATCGTAAAGGATGAGACTAAAATCAAAGCATTAAAAAAGGCCGAAGTTATCTACTCACACGAACGCAATCACATTTCAGCTATCAACTTAAAGCTAAAGGCGAATGCAACTAAAGCCCTTACTATTGAAGATGGTTACATTTACCCTGTTATATCTACAACTAATTACATGGACTCGCACGGTGACGTTCACATCAATGGGTGCTTCAAGAAGACCGTACAAGAGCAACAGGGAAAAATACTATACTGCAAGAATCACGAAATAAGAGTAGGCTCAATCATTGCATGGCAGTCAGATGTTGAGATGATGATTAGCACATTGGCATTTAGTGAGCTTGGAAAAGACTATGCTGGCAATACTGAATGTTTGATTTTTAAGATTGACAAAGAAGCCATTGCAGATGATGAAGCAGAAGACATCATTGAGAAAAACAGACCAGTTCAGAATAGCATAAGAATGCAGTATGTGACATTCTTTACTTGCATAGACGATAAAAGACCCGAATACAAAGAGTACAAAGCTAATTGGGACAAATATTATCCTTTCATTGCTAATAAAGAGGTAGCAGATGCAGAGGGTTATTTTTGGGCCGTTACTGAATTAAAGATTAGAGAGGAAGGTTCAATGGTTGTTAAAGGTAGCAACGATGCAACGCCGATATTACAGATACCAGAGCCCGAAGAAGAATGTTCTAACTGTGGTGAAACTATGATGGGAGACTACTGTAGTGGATGTGGAACGCCAAGAAAGAAAACAAGTGCGCCGTCAGTTGACACGCAAGTTGATATAGAAGCCGCGAAAGCACTAAAGAAAAAAGAATTTTTTATTAATTTAATCCAATCAAAAAAATGACAAAGTTTGAAAAGTTCCTTGAAGTAAAAGGAATCACATCGGCTCAATTTGCCGATAAAAGTGCCGAAGATATGGCAGGGTTATACAATGAGTATAACGATGCAACTACTAAGGCATTAGAGGAAGCAGTATCGAAAAGCGCAAGCAAAGAGGATATTGAGTCTTTAAAGAGTGAAATTGCAGAGGCTCAAAAAGAGCAGATGAAGCAATTGAACGCTACATTAAAGCAGTATGGTTTAGCTATCGAAAAGTTAAACAAGAACAATGTTGACAGAAGCTTATCTAGCAATGCATCTTCAATCAAAGAAGCGTTATCTAGCGAAGAAAACAAAGCTAAATTAAGCGCATTGAAAGGTCTTAACAAAGGTAGCGCAGAGCAATCAGGCATTACTTTTGAGATTAAAGCAGCAGGAACGATGTTAGAATCAACTAACATTTCAGGTGGTAACGTACCAGTTGAGCAACGTATCGCAGGTCTTAACTTAATCGCTACACGCCGTGTTCGTTTGATGGACTTATTCGCTAAGGGCGCAGCTAGTTCAAACATCATCTCATGGGTATATCAAGCTAACCGCGATGGTTCAGCAGGTGGAACAGCAGAAGGTGACACTAAGAACCAAATCGATTTTGACTTAGTAGTGGCTTCGCAAGCAGTTGTTAAGCGTACAGCTTTCATCAAAGTATCAACAGAAATGTTAGATGATATCGACTTTATCGAGTCTGAAATCCGTAACGAGTTGTTGAGATTGTTATTGTTAGATGTTGAAGGTACTTCATATTCAGGTAATGGAACAGCGCCAGCAATGAATGGAATCCGTACGGTTGCAACAGCATTCGCAGCGGGAACATTTGCAGCGACAGTTGACAATGCAAACGAAGCAGACGTATTAACGGTTGCAATGAACCAAATCGCATTGGCAAATCAAGAAGCACCAAACGCTATCTTGATGAATCCAAGTGACATCACTAAGTTGAAGCTTTACAAAGTGTCGGCTACTGACAGACGTTACATTGACAGATTAATGTTCATCGGAGAAACTCTAACTTTGGATGGCGTTCCAATGATTGCAACTACATTAGTGACTGCAGGTACTTACTTAGTAGGTAATTTCAACATGGCTACATTGTACCAAAAAGAAGCGGTAACAATCAACATGGGTCTTGATGGTAATGACTGGACTAAGAACTTGCGTACAATCATTGCAGAGTGGAGAGGTGCATTAGTAACTAAGAACAATGACAGAACAGCATTTGTAAAAGGTACATTTGCGACTGACATTGCAGCATTAGAAACAGCTTAATCATGGCTAAGAAAGTAGAAAAAGAAACTCAAACCGCTTCAATAGAGGCGGTTGAGTTCTCTCAATCAACTGAAATAGTAATCGTTGAGGTTGTTGAGGCGTTCAAAGGTTTAGAAGTAGGCATGAAGTTAGAAGTATCTACTAACATCGCCGAAATATTGACACACAAAAAACTAGTAAAAGTATTGTAAAATGAGTTACATTGTATCATTAGCAGATTTTGAAACTGGCACTACAGCCATTGCAACAGATAACTTCACAGAAGCGGAGTTAGAAACGGCTATTGATACTTATGAAACATCAATTCTTTATGAGCTGTTAGGCGTTGAGTTATGCGATTTATTCTTAGATAGCATTGATGACCAAGCGCCAACAGAGCAAAGATTTATAGATATTTTTTACCCATGGTTTAAGGACATAGATGGGGAGTTGGTTCAATCATTAGGCATCCCTAAGATGTTAGTAAAGTGGATATTCTTTTTTTATGTTCGTCAGCAAAGCCAAGTGAATACTATTTCGGGCAATGAGCAGTCTGAAAGCAGTATAAACTATTTTAGCAAGATGGGTTACGCAACCTTAGTAAATGAATACAACCAATGTATTAGCACCTTTAAGGCGATTAGAAAATACATTGAGGCTAACAAAAATACTTATCCTGAATACAAGGGAATAGATAAAGATTACATCTCATTATAATGACAACACACGAACACATCCAAGCTATTATAAACACTATTGATGGAACTATCAAAGTGACATCTGTGGATGTAATTAGTTCGGGTTTATATCGTATGAATACAAGTAAAACACTATGGGCAACTGTAGGTAATTTACTCGGAGCGTACAAGATTACTGATGTAGTTGAGAACGCAAGCATAACGGTAAAGTCAAATGTTGCATTGAGTGCAGGTAGTTACTCTTTACGATTACCATTCTTTTATTATGGTACTTTTTTGGACACCAACAAGGAGTTGATGAAAAAGAAAAATGCCAACGATAAGTTACCTTTCATTTACCTTCACTTGAATGCTCCAGAGGTGTATGCTTCTGAAATGGATTTGGTGGACTATGAAAGCGATTGTGCTATTTATTTCATGGCTAACTGCGACCCTAAAGATTGGTTAACGGGTGACCATTACACCAATGCTATTAAACCGATGAAATCGGCGGTGAGGCAGTTCATGATTGCCTTATCAAATTATGCTCAAGCAAACGCATCATACAACATTACTTTTGTGGAGAATGACTTTGTAAACTTTGGAGATGTTATCGAGAAGGGTATTGATAAAAAGATATTTTCAGATAATATTTCGGGAGTTGAATTGTTGATTAAGATTCCATTCAATAAGTGTTTGATATGTTGCAATTAATTATTAACTAAAAAAATTAAATAACATGAGTGCATTATGTTCTTGCGGTGTAAGCTTACAAAATACAGGCACACCGAATTGCATTCCAGTATTTGGAGTGACAAAACAACTGATTCTCGTTCCATTAATTGCGAACGATGGAACAGAAAATTCAATAGACCCGACAGACACTTTAGATAGTGCTTATGTAACGGCGTTGATAAATCAAGCAGACGATTCAAAGAGATGGTATCCTGTAGGCCCATTGAAGAATGTTGCTGGTGAGCGTGCTGATGCGTTGATGGAAACTTTCGAAGATGGTTCAAAGGTATTCATCCGTCAAGGTGTTAGAAGCTTTACAGGCTTAGTTCTTAAAGGCGGTCCAGAGTTACTCAATCAGTTAAACTCAAACAGATGTTCATCGTTTGGGGCTTACATGATTGACTCAAATGGATCGTTGTACGGAAAAGTAAAGAATGACGATGGTATGCTTTATCCTGTAGAGATACAAGCTGATTCATTCTACAACAAGTTGATGTTTACCACCGACACTACTATTCAAAAGATTATGATTTCTTTTGAGTTTGGTATCGACGAAAAAGACGAAGACTTGAGAATGATTTTATCTTCATCATTTACAGGGGTAAATCTTGCGAATGTGAAAGGTTTGATTAACACTTACTACAAAGGTGTAGCAATCGGAACAACGTCAATCGTAGTTGATATTTTCAACAAGTATGGTGACTTTGTAAATGGTTCACCAGTTGAGGGATTACAGACCGCTGACTTTGTTAGTTCTGATTCAGCAACTACCGGTAAGGTGTATGACATCACAGATAATTCTGATGTTACAATTTCTTCTGTAGCTGAAAGCACAACTCAATTAGGTAGATACACACTTTCAATGTCAAGTGGCATCACAGTTGGTGATGACTTACAGATTCTTGTAAAGAAGAATGGCCTTGATGGTAGTACTATGTTGGGTACTATTGTTACCGCAGTTTAAAGATGTTTCTGATAGTTTGATTTGTTTGAAAGCCCTTGCAGAAATGTGAGGGCTTTTTTTTATATTTGCAGCATGGATAATCGCAAAATGATAACTATTGACGGCTATAAGTTTGAAGTCAATACAATAGGAAAATACACAGAAAATCAGTTTCGTGAGGCGTTTAAGGACTTACCAAACTTTCATTGGCAAAATGCGTACAGACAAATCAAGAAAGAGTTTGCTAAGTTGAATGTGGAGTCTTGAGGCCATAGCAAAAAAAGTATTAAAGCTAAATGAAACGGATGCGCTAAAGGTAGTAACTGGCAATCGTTCTATTCAGTTTGAAGCGTTGAGGCTCAATCGTCAAGTTCAGTTATACGAAAAGGGTGTTGATGTAGATGGTCGCACATTGCGTTCAGTCTATGCAAGAGGTGCTTCTGTTTATTCGCCGAATACTGAATTTATAAAGCGTGAAAAAGGCCAACCAATAAACAGAGTAACGCTAAGAGATACAGGCGCATTCTACAGCACATTTAAAGTGAAGACTATTGCGAATGGTGATTTGGTTATTGATGCCAACACTATTAAGGATGGCGAAGACTTGCAAGATAATTTCGGAATAGTTATCGGATTGACTCAAGAATCAAAAGATGTATTAAGGGAAAAGGCGAAGCCAATAATTATGACGTATGTTAAGAGTAAAATTTTACAATAGCATTGACACCATGCCTACATTTAATTACTTAAAGGTAGTTGATGAAGATGATATTAAATTCATGGCTAAAAAGCGTGGGTTGTTTGGCAATTATGAAAAGGCATTTGAGGCTATTCAGAGGCAGTTAGTTGATAGGTTTGGACTATCTGAATCATTCATTGAAATAATCGAGCTACAGAAAGAAATTATAGCGTTAAAATGCGAGGTAGCAATAACTGGAGATAAGTTTAATAATACTTTTATTCGCATTCATGAGGATGAGTTGAAAAAAAAGTTAGAACAAAAATCTTTGAAATCAAATGAATTGAAGATATTAATTGAGAAATGGATTGGATTTAAGTTAAATTTGCACGAATTAAGTGTATCTGAATGGTTCAGTTATCTGCATCAGTATTCAGAGTTTAATAAGCAAAATAATAAGGAATAATGGCAGAAGGTAAGGCATTAGGCAAAGAAGATTTATTCGTCAATGGTTTGTTTGACGATGCTAAGAGGGGAGCAACGGAACTATTAGCAGTAATCAAAGAAACGCAAGATACGATTAGGGGTTCGATATCGGCTCAAAAGGAGTTTGTGTCTACGTTTAAGGCTAAGAGCTATGACGATGTGAAGCAGTTGAATCAGGCAATGGCTGAAACCAATCAACTTATTAAGCAACAAGAGCAACTAACAAAGGCTGAATTGGTGGTGGCGCAACAAGCAGAAAAACTTAATCAACAAAAGCTAAAGACACAACAAGAGGAAATAAAAACAGCATCATTAGCAGAAAAACAAAATAGAGCCACAGAGCGCAGTTTAAATTCTTTGAATGGTGAATATACTAAAGGTGTAAAACAGCTCGCAGAAATAAAAAAACAGCTAAAAGAATTAGAGTTTACAGGTCGAAACAATGGCAAACTTTATAAGCAACTAGGGAAGGAGTTCGAGGAACTAGATAAAAAGGTTCGAAAGGCAGAAGAAGGCGTTGGTGAATTTCAAAGGAACGTAGGTAACTATCCAAATGCTGTCAAAGAATTAAAGGCTCTCAATCGTGAGATGCAAAACATGGAAGTTGGCACGGCTGAATTTGAAAAAGCAGCTAAGAAAGCGGGTGCATTGCGCGACCAAATAAAGGATGCTAAAGAAGCGACAGCGGTATTTGCTAACGAAAGCAAAACAGCTCAAGCAAGTACAGCATTTGGGCAAATGTTAGGGTCAATAAAGGATTTAGATTTTAAAGATGCAGCCGACAAAGCAAAAGTATTTTCAAGCGTTATAAGTTCTATTTCTTTGACAGAGGTAGTATCGGGGTTAAAGAATTTAGGTGTAGCATTATTAAATGTTGGTAAGGCATTATTATTTAATCCTCTTACTTTACTTGCGGCGGCGGTTGCGGCGGTTGTGTATGTAGTGTATGATTTAATCGAAGCTAATAGACAATTAGATGCAGGATTAGAAGAAAATAGAAAGACTATTGAAGCTAATAATGAATCGTATAAAAAATATGCTAATGCCCATGCTGAATATGTTGTGAAAATGGCCGTTGCATTAGGTAAATTATCTAAGGCTCAAGGTGAATTAAAGCTTTCAGAATTAAAAAATAATAATGAAAGGATAGATTTAGCTAAGAAATTTGCAGAGCAAAAAATAAAATTAGCGAAAGACTTAGAGGTTGACATCACACAACTTGAAAATGGTCGGGCAAATGAAAGCTATACTGGAGATTACAAGCAAATGCAAAGAAATATAGCATTTAATAAAGGTATTATAGACCTAGAAAAATCACAAGCATTAGAAAGAAAAGGATTACTACAATCACAACAAGATGAAATAAACTTGATGAAGCAAGAAAATGACAATGAGGAAAAGGCTAAGAAAAAAGAGCAACTAGAGAAAGAAAAAAAAGAAAATGATGCAGCATTAAAACGAATAAAGGAACATGAGGCAGCCGTTTACAAAGCCAGAGCGGCTGCAAGAAAAAAAGAGTTTGATGACTTATGGAAACAAGTTCAAAAAGATACGGAAGACTTAAACAATTATATCACAGAGCAACAAGTAAAGTCTATTGATAACGAAGTAGAGCGCAAGAAAGCAGAAGCAAAAAGGATATACGATTTAAAAGTAAAAGAAATTGAAAACTCTAAAGCATTAGAGGAAACCAAAGCAGCAGCATTAATTGAGGCAGCACGAAGGTTAAAAAAAGCATTAGAGGATATTGACAAAGAGGCTGACGACAACAAGGATAAAGCAGATGCCAAGCGCCAAGAGAAAAGAGCAAAAGCAGCGCAAAAAGATTTTAAAGAAAAGTGGGATGACTATCAAAAGGATGTTGACAAACAAAAAAAAGCAACTCAAGAACAAATAGCACAACTTGATAAGTTAGAAAAAGCGGTTGAGGCTGGATTCCAAAAGAGAAATAAAATAGCTAATGACTACTTAGACCGCGAAACGCAAGCAAATCAAAAAGCTATTGAGGCCCAAGAGCGACTAGCTGAACGTGGACTAGATAACACACTTGCATTCGAGAAAGAGAAAGCAGCTAAGTTAGAACTAGAGAAACGTAGACAGCAAGAGAAAGAGGTTCGTCAACAAAAGATATTTGCTTTCTATCAACTATTTTCAAGCTATGCAAAGACAGACCCTAACACAGCACTACAAAAGGCAATCGTTGACACGGCACTTGCAGAGGTAATCAGCGGTGCATTCATTGAAGGTACTGAAAATGTAGGGCGTGACTTGCAAGGAAACAAGGTTCACAACGGCACGGATGGATACGTTGTGGCGGTGGATGGAAACGAACGAATATTTAATCCTTCACAAAATGCTAAGATAGGTAACATATCAAATGAGGATGCAGCGCAAATACTACATGACTATCAAAAGGGAGTGCTATTTAATTATGGTAACATCGAGCAACCTAAAGGCGTATTGATTAATCAAAATATTGAGCTAAGAGAAACAAATAATCTTTTGAAGCAATTACTATCGGTAACGAATAATAAGCCTGTACATCAAACGAATATTGACAATTTAGGCAATATAGTTCACGCCGAGATTAGAAATGGAATTGCTAAAGTAACCACACATCGCAGAAGGATATGAATCAACTAAATTTTTACCTCAATAATCAGAAGGTTAATCCACCAAAGAACTGGCGTGAGTTAGGCATTGAATGTAACTTTCAAGACGGCGAGTTCAAGAGCAGTCAAGTAACGATTAATGATTGGGACTTTGTGCGCGAGAACATTGATTTATTGCAGCAATGGATATTTTCGGGTTACATCATGGAGGGTATGGGCTTTAGGATTGAGGCGGTGCGCGAATCTGACGGCCAAGTAATACCTGTTTTGGATGGATATATTGACTTGACTGACGATGCAATCTTTGATGAGTATTCCATCCAAGCCAAGAGCAAAGAAAAGTATTCTATTGATTGGATTAATGACACGGCGGCGGGCTTTGGATTTGACTATTTAGCAAGCCCAGAAGTGGGCCTAATTACTGATGCCGACTACATAAATATTCCTTATGTTATTTCGGCTATTCCTAACTACAAAGAAACAGCTATTGCGATGGTATCACTTACCTTTGTAGGGCAGTCACTTTATGCGGCGGGAAGGGATTTGTTAGCGACGTTATCGGCATTAGCAACAGACCCTTTATCGTATGGTCAGATATTTGCGTTGGTAGTTCAGATAGTAAAGTTTGTGGCTATGTTAGTGGCTATGTTGCTATTGATAAAGCAGATGTTCAACTTGCTTATTCAGCCTGTGAAGTATCACAAAGCAATGAAGCTAAGAACACTATTCGAAAAGGGATGTCAATATTTAGGTTTGACTTTTGATAGCACGGTTGTTCCTAGCGATTGGGTAATATTACCTAAGAAGTTCAGAGTGCCACCGTCAACAACTAATGCTTATGACTTTGGTATGATAGGGGCGTTAACTACATCGGAGTTCCCACAATTTGGATATCCTAAGGATATGACGTTTTCGGACTTCATCATTAAGATGAAAGACTTATTCAATGGTAAGGTGTTGATGAATAGTTCAACTGGTAATATGCGATTTGAGCGCAAGGACTATTCAACTATTCCACCTCAATACACATTGCCACCAATCATGAATACTACATACAGATTGAACACAAGTGAGATTTATTCAAATCTGTTTATTGAATTTCAAACTGATGTAATGGAATCGAACACTATCACTCAATACAAAGGTACTTCATATCAAGTATTACAGAGTCAGATATCGAGTGTTAATCCACAATTCAAACTATTAAAGGGCCTTAAACAAGTAGAGTTAGCGTATGCATTGGGCAAACGAAAGACAGAGCTGACAACCGTTGAGAAAGTATTTGACTTCATGCTTGACGCGATTGATGAACTTATAGTTCCAACGGTTCAAGCTATTAACTTTTCAATATCTGTTATCAATGATATTGTTGATGCCATTAATAACTTCATAGAATTTCTTGAGGACTTAGGTGACTTACCTCTTATCGGTTTTGGTTTTGATTATCCAGAGATACCTACTATCAATCCTATCGAGTATACACCTATTGGATCATTGATTGACAATAGAGTTGGGATGTTGATGTTGGAGAATGATTTTTTCACGCAAGATAAATTACTTGCTGTGGATGACGATGGTAAATTGAAAGTAGAACAGCCAACAGCAAAGTATGTCTATGAAAACTTTTACATCATTGAAATCATTAACAACCAATGGAAGCTTCAAGATTTTGACCGCATACCATTCACGCTAACTGACTATCTAATGGTTAAGGATAACCCAAATGCAACCGACGATATGAAGTTGGAATCATTTATTTTTAATCCTTGGGATGAAACAGCATCCGCGAAAACAAGAAAATTGTATATTTACAACGAAAATTTACAAAGAACGTATGTCGAACAATCAGGCGAATAACATTAAGCAACAGATTGAGCAAACAATGTCGGGCATTACAGGCCTATTGAAGGTTGCTAATGACAAATTAAAAGAGGCTCAAGAATCAGCACAAACGATAGACGAAAAAAAGGAGTTTGTGAGTGCTTTCATGAAGTCAGGAGTGTTGAAAGAGTTTCAAGATGTGAATAGTAAATTAGAAGAATTGAACAAATGGCAGTCATCATAACCAATAGAACAATTACAGACAAGTTAAGGCCAAGTTCAGATGTGAACTGGTCATTGTTTACTATTGGCGAACCATTAACGATAACAATAGACTTTGAGGTTTTCACTTATAAGACTTTTACATCTAATTCACCTTTGCAGTTTGGCCATGCACCTAGCGCGAACACTTATGCACTTGCAAATAGTTCGGGCAGGTTAAGCGATATAAATGTAGGGGATGAAATCAAAATAGTTGACGGCGCGACGACGTTTATCGTAACGGTTATGAATGTGCTTTCGCCGAATCTTATAATCACTGATTATGATTTCGGTTCTTATAGTTCATCAGCAACAGCGGTAATCTATAATATAACACCCATTACAGGCGTTGGTATGCCTTATGGCTTCATTGAGAATGCGGAGATATTGAATTTTAATTCAAAGGTTGACGGAAGCTTTCAAAAGATGTATGCCATTGGTTTAGATGCTGCGAATACAACGCCTATTCCTATGCTATTTGATGGGCTTTTACCATATCAAACAGGTTCAGCTACTATTGAGGGTGTAAGCTACGATACAGCGACAGGAAAACAAGTATTTAGAATCATTCATGAAACAACGGTAACGCCTATTTATTTGGCGAATCAGTTAACCGATACACAGAATGAGGTTGCACCTACATACTACTTTAATTCTCGATGCCTTAAGCACGTTTATAGAATAGAGGCTTACGGAGTATATTCTAACCCTAACTCAAGGCAATGGGCCGATTGCAGACTAGAGATTGGCAATTCGGGATGGTTCAATGAGGTGTTTAATGGCAGTGCGAGTGATTACACGATTACGAATGTAGAGATAAACGGAAGCACAACGGCGAAGCTAAGACTAGACACCACTTTACAGACTATTGAGTTTGATATCAACGGCACAACAGGAGATTTCAGCAACCCTTATAATATTTTATTAGGGTGGGCAAAGCTACCAAACAACCAAACAGAATATCAAGGCAATTCAAGAACCTTTGATGAAAACTTTTTGTTCACGAATACATTATTGACCGATGCAAATATTGACTTTACACCTAGCACGGTTGGTACTACATACGAATCATGCACAAATGTAATTTATGACTATGTAAATAGTAACCAATTACACATTACAATGACTATTCAATTCAATGCGGCTGCATTAGCGGTAATGAATGAGTCATTGACACCACGTTATACGTTTTGGATTACATTGTCAAACCATGTATTAACAACGGCAGCGACACAAAACAAGCAAGCAATCTACAACGGAGTGTTTGAAACGTATAATCCAAGCGTTGCTGACATTGTAGTGATTTATCCTAAGTTTTTGCGCCACTATGAGAACGTGAATGATGCTGGAGTAGAAGCAGGCATAACAACTATTAAAGAAGATGAATGTGTAATGTATTCAAGTATCTTCTTAACGCCGATGAATTTTCCATTACCAACGGTATTCACGAAGGTAACGCTACAGATTGTAGCTAAAAAGAATAATGGCCGCGAATTTGTGATTGAGGACTTTCAATTTAATCCAAGTCAAGTATTTTCGGGCGACTATCAGCTCACAAACTTTGCCGGTACGAGAGTATTTCAGATTCCAACAACAGAGCCACGCAAGAATGTAACACTTTCTAATTGTTATGCTGACGGCGATAAGATTCGATTCGATATTGCTTATGGATTTATGATACGTTGGGAGTATTGGATTGCTTTAATAGGTGCGAATACTGACTTCTACGACATAAATTACCCACAAAACGGGCTGAATCAAGATTGGTTTAGGTATCAAAATGCTGATTGGGGCGTTTACTTTAGGACCGTGATAGACATTACCTATAACGGAATACCAATGAGTTACAAGCTCGATAATTTGATTGAGATAAACGATTACGAAAGCAACACAGATTACACCACAAAAGATGTAGAAAGCTTTGATATGAGCGGAAATAGCCTATTTGATAGCGTTAATTCACGTTGGTATATCCAATCATTCGCAAACACACAGATAAAAGCTACATTCGAGAAAAATGCACCTTTAGATATTAACCTTTGCTATGTTGTTTTTGGAATAGAAATATTTGAGCAAGGCGGTATAGCAGGCCGACAAAGATACTCAAGCAAGTGGGCAACTAATAACCCTTTGACGTGCTTCATTCCATTGACAGGCGTAAGCGGTAACAAGGTAGAGCTAACACAACCAACATCAGACACTATAATTGCTAAGGCGGTGATTGACCACACTTTATTGCCTCAAGGAAACATCATCTACAAGATTGTTGCGAGGTTGTATGAGAATGATGGAAGTGCAGCCAATAAGATTACAGAGGATGGAATTGATAAGTTCACAGAAGATGACATACAAAAAATAATTGAGTAATGGGAATAAGAATAACCGAATATCCAAATACGCAAACCACCTTCGATAACAATGATGAGTTCGATGTGTCTGCATACGTTGCACCTGCGACACCTTACGACTCAAGAAAATATACTTGGTCTACGTTAAAGGCTGCAATCATTACGATAATAGGTCAGATATGGCCAAGCGGAACTACAGGCCAAACAATAAAGAAGGGCGCGAGTGCATGGGAAGCAACAAGCGACATCTTCAATTCAAGTGGCAACATTGGAATTGGAACAATAACACCAAGTACAAGGCTTCATGTAGAAAAAAATATTGCTGGAGTTGATCCTGTTGCTTTTTTTAAGAACTCAAGAAATACGGGCACTACTAATGTTGCAAATAATGTAATGGTTGGTAGCTTAGAGGTTGGTTCTGTTAGTTCATTGGGCTATGCTAACCAATATGGTGAAGTGAATGATGTGTTTTTAAAGGCAGATAAAACGACTAATGGTAACACTAATGTATGTGCAGGGTTTCAATCAACTGAATATGAAGGGATGGTTAGATTTTATCCATTAGCAGTAACACCACAGCATAATATTCATGCGCCTTTATCGGTTCAGGGTACGGATGGTAAGTTGATATGGAAAGACATGATTACAAATGGCATGGCTTATACTGATGGCTTCAAGATTATTAACAAAGTGACTGCAAGCAAAACAGCAACAGGTGATTATTTAGAAATATCGATTGCAGGAGTGACCAGATACATACCTTTATTCAATTAATCATGGACGGCGAAACAGCACTACAATACTTTTACACATTGCCAAGGCCGACAGCCGTTGAGCCTACATTGTTATTACCGAATAGCAATTTAGATGATTGCTGCAAGCTATTTAAGACGATGGTACTTGCTAACGATGGAGTGAATAACATGGAGAATGACATTACATCATTCTTGAATCTTTGTTCGCCGACCACATCAGCGGCAGTCTACAAGATATACAAAGAAGGTGTATTGAAAGCTACATTGACAGGCAGCACATACGGCGTTGATTATCCTTTTGCCTTTGATAGCATAGGAGTTCAAAAGTTTGTAGGCTATAAAGTAGAATGGTATAAGATAATTGACTTATACGGCGAAGGTATTTATCAAATTGCGTTGGTTGTTACTGATGCAATGCTAGGTAATACAACAACATATTCAGATGAATACAAGGTTTGCCTTTACAGAGCAGACAGAGCCGAGCAAACAGTTAGAATTGATTGGTGGCAAAGCGGAACTATTGGTTCAATGATTAATCAAAAGCTGCAGAAACAATATTCAGATTTGAATTGGCATAATCAAATAAGACTACCAGCATTTTTTGGTTATCCAACAACGGAAGGAGTAAAGGAAAATGTGCAATATTGGAATGGCATTAGAGAGTGGACTAAGGATGAACAAGAGCCTATGTATGTGTTAAAGACAAAGCGCATACCTTACAACTTGCAGACATTATTGAGAGTTGAAATCATGGCATCAGATAGATGTTTGATTACTGACTATAATTCGAAAAATGCAGCTATTTTTGTTGACTTCGATGTTAAATTTGAGCCGAAACACGCACCAAATTGGAAGCCATTAATTAGTAAATTAGCGGACGTTGAATTAAATTGCACACAACGATATAATAATTACAAAAAACATAGGTCATGAGCTTAAAGATTTCAGAATATACAACAGAGCAAACAACTATTGAGGACACAGATAGACAGGAACTATCGACTGAAATTGCGCCTAGCGTATGGGAGACTAGATGGTATTCAATAACGAATTTAAAAGCTAAGTTAAAGGCTTATTTTGATACGTTATACTTGACGGCAACTCCTAACTTAGCGCAAGTAACAGTAGCAGGAAATACTACAACAAGTGGAATAGATGTAGCTGCTTTAAATGTTACTCAAGGTACTGAAAGTTTCCAAATCAATTCAAATGGTCAAATAGATGCAATACCTGACACAACAGCACCCACGAATAAAACTACAATTCAATTTAATTCACCCACAGGAAATAATCAATACTCGATTCCTGATAAAGCAGGTGCAACAGATACTTTTGCGATGCTATCTGACATCACAGGTGGTGGTGGCATACTTCACGGCACGGCAAGCGGAACAGACACATACGCGGTTACTATCACAGGGCCAACAGCGTACAACGATGGCGATGCTTACCTAGTAAGATTCACAAACGGAAACACAACAGGCGCAACACTTAACATCAACTCAATCGGTGCTGTTGACTTATACAGAAACAACGATGGCCCTTTAATAGGTGGCGATATAGTAGATGGTGGTGAAATGCTATGTGTCTACAATTCGACTACTAATAGATTTCAAGTTATAGGCACAGCACCAAACACATTACTTGCTTACGTTACGAATGACGACTCAGTATCACTAACGAAAGGAATGCCAGTGTACGCATTCAGTGGTACAGGCGATAGGATGACCGTTAAGAGAGCCGACAATTCATCAGATGCGACGTCTGCTCAAACAGTTGGGCTTGTATTATCAACCTCAATCGGGGTTAATCAAAAAGGATTAATCATGATGCAAGGGCTATTGGATGGGTTAAGCATTTTACCTACATCTACCTTTGCTGATGGGGATGCTATCTATTTAGGTGGAACGGCAGGCACAATAACCAACGTGAAGCCAAGCGCACCTGACCATTTAGTTTACTTAGGAGTGGTAACCACAGCTAACACAGGTAGTGCAGGTCGTATGTATGTAAGGGTGCAGAATGGATATGAGCTTCAAGAGCTTCATAACGTAGCTATTTCAAGTCCCGCAAACAATGATGTGTTACAATATGACAGCGCAACATCGTTGTGGAAAAATAAAGCTACTAACCTATTTATTACGACAGGTGACCAAACAACTAGTTCAACAACAAACGTAGGTATTACAGGCTTGTCGGTTGCAACATCTGCAAATAAGCGTTATGCTTTTGATGGATTTATTCATATTGGATGTGCTACTACAGGTGGTTTAAAATTTACCGTTACAGTACCATCAGGTTCAACATTAAACTTTGCATTTTTTGGGCCAACAAATCCAAATGTTGGAAATGCTATTCAACAATTTATAAACGTATCTGCAACTCAAACGGGAATTATTGGAAATGGTGTTTCAACATTAGGTATTGTTAGATTTTATGGTGAAGTAACAACAGGAGCAACAACAGGTACAATACAAGTAGGATTTGCAACGGGAGTTAGCGGTAATTCAACAATATTTCAAAATGGTACTAACATAGTTTATACAGAAAGATGATAACAGAAAAAGCAATTAACGAAAATGGGGCTTTAGTTCCTGAAAACTTACACAATTTAGGTTTTGGCAGCACTTGCGATGGTACTAATTTCTACTTTTTTGAAACAAAGCAAGAAGCCGATGATTTTGTTTCGGCTAACACACCACCAATAGTAGATGAAAGACTAGCACCTGAATATTATTTAGTGCGTGAAACTGTAGGCAAAGCGTTAGTGAATGAGGTGTCAAATGACTTGTTATCGCAATACAAAAGAGGTGAATTAACTTTTAGCCAAATAATGGACATCGAAGAAAGTCTGAAAGAGGTTATATCTTCATTGAGAGGTGGTCAATTCTACACAGCAAGCTATAAGTTAAGCATTGCACAAGGCGTGCCCGAACAAATGAAAACAGACTTGACAGCTACAATCAATTTATTAATCCAAACTCATTACGTTGTATAATGCTATACTTATCTAACATCGCGTTTTTCATCCTTATAGGCTTTATTGAGGCACTTATGTGGCATGAACTTGTAACTAAGATTTCAAGGCTACAGGCAAAGAGATTACACTACCCATTAGTGGTTATTAGATTGGTTTGGTTTTGGGCCATTGCCTTTGTTACCAACTACGATATGGCCACTTTAATACCTTTGTTTATGTGTTACCCTTTTTGGCATCTAGGGAGTTTATATCAGTTTAGGCATTGGCTTAATCCTATGATATATCCTTATGGATTTTTCAGCAATGCTTCGAGCAGTTCAACATCTGTATGGGATAAGATATTGCCTATGGATTGGCAGTTCAGAACTATGTTATTTGTTGTTGGTAGTATGTTTTATTTACTTTGGAACTTATGATTACGTTACCAGTTGTTATCACTATTTGTGCCTTTATATTAGGCATCACCTTTACGCTTGTAAAGATTATCTACGACATCATAATTAGAAGGGTTACATTGCTTGAGAAAGTAAAAGAGAACCACGAAAAGAGAATCCAAAAGGTTGAGGATTTGCATGGGCGCGACATTGAAGAAATAAAAAGGCTACTTGCTGAATTGTCAATCGAGGTAAAAGCACTTAACAAGTACATTCATAAAGACAATCTCGATTTGATAGACTTTATTAAGCAGCAAGGCGACATTATTCAGCTTATACATCGGCAGATGAATAATTAAGAACAACACCCATGTCACAAAGAAATGAATCACATTATAAGTATGTAATTGATAATCCGAGTGCCACCTACCACGACTTTGCTAAGGAATTTAACATAGGCAAACAATTTGCAAAAACTAAGTTCGCTAAGATGAAAAAGTCAATAGCTAAGCACCCGACACTAGCTAAAGATTCATCAGAGCAAGGTTATTCATTCGAAGATTCTAAACACTACTGGCATAAGTCAGACAATGTATCCACCTTTGTAAAGGTCGATAACTCAATAAGTGGCTTTGAGGTTGTGCAGATGATAGATGAGATTCTTGAATCTCGCAAACTACCCAAAGTAAAGTTCCCAAAAGTAAAGCCCACAGATAATGTGCTGAATGTAATCCTATCAGATATGCACGTTGGACTAGACCCTAATCCGCAAGGTAGGTCTTTATTCAACTACAAGTATAATAAGGAGATTTTTAATTATAGATTAGAGCAAGTTTACTTTACAATTTGTAAGGAATATAACACACATGGATGCTTTGACACCTTAGTACTTTATGACTTAGGAGATGGACTAGATGGATGGAACGGTGAAACAACTCGCGGAGGTCATAAGCTAGAGCAAAACATGAGCAATGTAGAGGCTTTTAAGACTTATGTGGGAGGTAAACTTGATTTGATTGAGAAAATAATAAATGGTGGTTTTGCATCTAAGATAGTTATTCGGTCAGTATCGAAATGTAACCATTCGGGCGACTTTGGTTACATAGCCAACGAAACTATAAAGATGCTAATTGAGAGGGTGTATGATAATCAGTATTGCTCATTCTACATACTAGAGAGGTTTATGGAACACTTTGTGCATGGTGAGCATTGCTTTATCGTTACGCATGGTAAGGATGATAAAGTTATGAAGTTTGGGATGCCTTTAAATTTGAACGACAAGACAATCAACTTTATAAATTCGTACATAAAGCACTA